AAAGTCAGACCAGCCCGGTTATGTAGAAACCCGGGGCGGAGCGGGTAAGCCCTCTCCAAAACGCTACACCATCGACACCCCGCTGAACGACCGGCAAGAGCGCTTTGTTAAAGAGCTCATCAGTAAGGACGGTCAGATCACACATGTCGAGGCCGCCATAAACGCCGGGTATCCAGCCGGGAACGCCAGAACGCGGGCTTCGGAGCTTCTAAACCCCGGCATGAACCCACACGTTGTAGCCCGCATAAAGGTCTACCGCGACGAACTTGACGCAAAGTACGGCGTCACCTTCCAACGGCATCTGAAGGACCTTCAGGTTATCCGAGACGTTGCCCTTCAAAACGGGGCCTATTCGGCTGCCGTACAGGCAGAGAAAAGCCGGGGCATGGCCCATGGCGATATTTACGTCAGCCGAAGCGAGGTTCGCCACGGCTCTATAGACAGCATGTCGAAAGACGAAGTCCTCAAAGCCTTGCAAGATATAAAGGATTCTTATGCCCTCACCGACATCACACCATCTACCGAAGACGAGAATAGTCCCGAGGGCCGTAGCGAATCGCGAGGGCGGCTTGTGGAAATTGATGAAATCGGGCATCGACAAAAGTAGCCGCAAACTCACGATGACCCGTCTGGAGACATGGGCCACGCCCGGCGTTCCGGACGTAATCGTTTTAGACGAGCGGGGGGCCTTTCATTTCGTCGAGCTGAAACACACCCTTGGGAACGCCATTGATCTGTCGCCACATCAGGTCACTTGGATGGACAACCACAAAAACGGCAGCGCTTGGATTTTGGTCCGACGGAAGAAGGATAGGGAGAAGGCGACCATCAGGATCTACCACGCGGCAAAAGCCGTGGATGCCCGGATGGTCGGCGTGAAGCACCCCGCCGCCTTGATTGTTGAGGAACCTTTTAACTGGGACGAGATTATGGGATTGATTTGTCCGATATAATCCCATAGACTGAACACCTTCACACAAACTAAAGGGAAACCACCATGTCTTTTAAACCCGTTTTCATCTTTTCCGGCGACGAACGCTGCATGAACGGGCAGTGTTTTGCGACCAAGGGAGAGGCGCTAGGTAGCGCCCGCGCCCGCTTCAATGTCTGGGTGACGCCCAAGGGCTTCGACGCGGAGGAAAGCACCGACCCTGTGAACTATCGGTGGAGTTTCGAAACCGGCGATGCCTCCGTAAGCCCTACGGCGACCACGGGGGAGCCCATCCCGAACGTGCTGCGGCAGACGATGTCCGGGGAGATGGCGTGATGTTTCTATTGGCGCTGCTGGGCCGCCTGCTATACGGCCCCGACTGGAAAAAATACGCCAACGCCCCCGCACCTAAAAAGCGGCGACGATCCCGGCCCCGAAAACGGCGAGGCTTTTAACGCCACATTAAACCCGGTTGACAGCCGGGTTTTTTGTGCGCTAGGGTATGCGAGTTAACCCATACCAAAGGAAACCACCCATGTTGAACACCGTAGAACATTCCCGCGCTAAAAAAACCGCCGGGCTCGCCGTGACATACCGCGCCGCGCCCGGCGACATGTACGGAACTTGTCCGGATAGCTGCCCGCTCAAACCGGCGGCGACATCGACGACCGAAATCGACCGCGAATACGAGGCCGCTTTGCGGGCCGGGGTTCCGAAGCGCGGTCAGGCCTATTTGTACACGCATTTCCCGCCGTCAAAATGGGCCGAACAAAATACCGGCGCACCCGATCAGGCCGTCTTTAATTATTCCGCGCCCGATACAAACGACGCGGCGGAACAAACCCGCCACGGGGTCGCATCCGTCGCCGTTGTACCGGCGGGCTATTGGGACCGTCGCGCTTCTCATAAGATAATGACCGATGGCAGGACGCGCGGCGTACGGTGCCCGGCAGAACTACGCGACATTAGTTGTTCCGGTTGCGGCAATGGCCGTCCGTTATGCGCCCGGTCCGAACGTGACTATTTTGTGATCTTCACCGCGCACGGCGCAGCGAAAAGAAAAGCGGGGGACAATCTTGACCCGGGCGGCTGTTATGCGGGCGGCGGAAACGTCGCGCTACACTGGCGCGGTTTATCGAATAAGGCCGAACCCGTCGAGACGGACGCCGAGCAGCACAAACGGTTCGCGGGTAGTTTACCGCCGGGCTCTATCTTGCGCCCCCACATTGCAGGCGACATGGGGCGTATCAAATAAAGCGCTTGCGCTACATGCGAGAACATGCGACAACATCGGGGCGGGGTAACACCGCCCCGTTTTTTTAGCCTAAAGGATACCGAAAATGTCTCACGAATTAGCAACACAAGAAAATGGCACCATCGCAATGGCCTACCGGGCAGGCGACGCCGCCCCATGGCACGCCGCTGAGACCTGCCCGCAGATTGTAGAGGCGGGCGCGTCTATAGATACATGGGCCGAAGCCGCCGGTTTGAATTATGACGTTGAATGTCGCCCGAACCACCGCACCGACGGCACGGCAATTCCGGATTCATTCTATATAGAGCGCACCGACACGGGCCATGTAACCGGCCCCTATATCGCCGGGCAGTGGCAGCCGGTACAGAACCGCGCCATTCTGGAGGTTGCCGACGATATCCGCGCCAAATACGGCCACGACATCATCACGGCGGGCGCATTGTTCGGCGGAGCGGCAGCGTGGATACAATTAGAGGCTGGATTGTCCGCCGATATCGGCGACGGCGACACTGTGACAAGCCGCCCCTTGTTCACCGTCAAGCACACGGGCCGCGACGCTAACACGTTTGCCAGCGTTCAAACCCGCGTGGTTTGCAATAACACGCTGACCTTCGCCTTGTCAGAAACCAACGCCGACATATTCCGCCACGATCACCGCGTAGCACTGGACCCCGCCGCCGTGGAAACCGCGCTAGGTTTAAACGCGGAATCGTTCGGGTCTTTCGTTAACGCGGCGAAAGCCATGGCGGCCCGCGCTTTGACCGACGCCGAAGCGCTGGCATATTTTCGGGCGGTTATGCGCGGCACAGAGAAAACCGCCGACGGCGGGCGCGTCATCCACTCGGAGGGCGTGCGGAAAGCCTTCGCGTACTACAAGGGGCAGGATTTCGTCGCGATAGGCAAGGAAGACGAAAGCGAAGCGGCCCGTTATGTGTCGGCGCGCCTTGAGGCCATCGCCCGCAATGTCGGAGCCGGACTGCCCGAAGATATCACGGCCCCGCCTGCCGCCGGTATCAACCCGGGGCACGATCTGGCGACGACACGCGGCACGGTATGGGGCGCGCTAAATACCATCACGTGGCTGGCCGATCAGCGGCCCGTCAAAAATCGCGGCACCGCGCACAACGTGGCGTCGAATTTATTCGGTGACGGTACCGGCGGCGCACTCAAATCCCGCGCACATAAAGCGGCGCTGGAACTGATGACCGCATAAAGCGCGGCGACATACGCGACAACGGGGCGGCCTTCGGGTCGCCTCTTTTTATGGCGGGGCACTGGCCCGCGACCCCCGGCCCGCCAATCGTGCCAAACGCACCACCGCCCGCCCACCGCCGCCCCGTGGCTCGCGGCCCGTGGTTTCCGGTACCGGGGCCGCCCTCTTTTGCCGCGCCCCCCAGCGGCGCTTATTATGGCCTTGCACTGTATGCGCCGATATGCGACTATCGGGCCGGGCAATACCGCCCGACACCAAAAGGAAAACACCATGATAGATGAAGACGACACCCAGACCGCCGACCTTCTCCGCACAGTCACGGAGGCCACGGACTATCGCCTCGCCGTCACGAAGGCCACGGACTATCGCCTCGCCGAACTGGATCGAATCGATATCCTACTGTCTGGCATCAAGCCGCCCGGCGAGGACGGCCCCACAACCGCCGCCGAATTCACCGCCGCCGAATTCACCGCCGCCGAATTCACCGTCGCCGGATTCGGCACCGGCACCGTGGCGGAGCTCGAATTCCACATCGCGCAGATCACCGAGGAACGCGACACGCTTCGTAAGGAGGCGCACAGCGCGACGACGAACGCCGCGCTCGCTCTTTACGATGCGATAGGCCTCGCAACCAATACCGCGATGGCCGAGCTTATTGCCACGGTTGAGGAACAGGCCGACGACATCCGCGACCTTCGGGCCGACCTCGAAGAACGCGACCAGATGGCCGAGCCCGACATCGACGCCATCTGGGCGGAGATCTCGGACCGCGTGGACGAAGCCGCCGCCGAAGCCGCACGGGATGTGATCCGCGACGAGCTGGTCGTCACCGTGGATTTGATCTGATGCCGAGGTATGTAGACCTGACCCCGACATGGGCGACCGCCGTCCGCGTCTATTGCGCCGTGCTGCGTAACCCGCACGCGACCGCCGAGGCCGCCGCCGCCGCCGAGCAGGACTTGCTTCGGCTGGCGGACATCGTCGACAGCGCAGCCGAAGCCGAGAGTGCCGAGGCCGCGCGGGCAGCCGAGGCCGCCGCCGCCGCCGCCGCGATCCGGGTGCTCGCCGCCGCCGCGCACCGGACTGCCCGCCGGCGCAAGTAACCGGTCCGCTGCCCGCGTACCAAGCCCCGCCGGGCTCGATCCCGGCGGGGTTTCTTTTGTCCTGACATCGAGCCGCCTGCCCGCCGCCGCCTGCCCGCCGCCGCCTGCCCGCCGCCGCCTGCCCGCCGCTCGCGACCGGGTCCCCGGCCCGGGTCCCTTCTCATATCGGGTCAAAAACGGCGGAAATCCGCCAATCTGACCGCGATCCGGCCCGCCGCCGCCCGCCGCCCGGGGGGATCGGGTATAAGACCATGTTTATCGCAAACGATTAGTGATATTTTTTGTATCGACACAAATAACTTATACTCCTAAGATACATCGCATACCCCGCAGCTAGAAACTTCCTCTGGGTCCCCCGAAAGATGTCGAACAAACTGTCTCCCGAAGCAGAATCGAAAAGGTTAAAGCTACAACTTCGTTTGGCGCAGATCGAACGCAACGAAAAATGCCAGAACGACTTTTTGACCTTTGTCCGCGCAATGTGGCCCGAGTTCATCGCCGGGCGACATCATAAAATTATTGCAGAAAAATTCGAACGCGTAGCGCGGGGCGAGTTAAAGCGTCTGATAATCAACATGGCTCCGCGGCACACGAAGTCTGAGTTTGCATCTTTTTTGTTTCCCGCATGGATGATGGGCCGCGTTCCGCGAATGAAGATCATTCAGGCGACGCATACGACGGAGCTTGCGGTAAACTTTGGCCGTAAGGTTAAGAACTTGATCGAAGCTGATGAATACCGGGAGGTTTTCCCTGAAGTAAAGCTTGCGGTAGACAGCAAGGCTTCGGGTCGTTGGGACACGAACAAGGGCGGTATGTATTACGCTGTTGGTGTTGGTTCGAATCTCGCGGGCCGCGGCGGGGATTTAGTGATTATTGATGATCCTCATTCGGAGCAGACTGCGATGTCTGCGAATGGTTTTGATGATGCGTGGGATTGGTACACTGGGGGCCCTCGGCAGCGTCTACAGCCCGGGGGTTCCATTGTTTTGGTCCAGACTCGGTGGTCTGAGAAGGACATGACGGGTCAGTTACTTCGTTCTATGGCGAAGGACCCTTTGGCGGATCAGTGGGAGGTTGTTGAGTTACCGGCTATTTTCGAGAGCGGGGAGCCTTGTTGGCCGGAGTATTGGTCTCTTGAGGATTTGACGGCGGTCAAGGCGTCGATTCCGGCTTCCAAGTGGAATGCTCAGTATCAGCAGAATCCTACGGGTGAGGAGAATGCTATTATTCCGCGGGAGCAGTGGAAGCGGTGG